GAAGTAAATCGCATTTTAAAAGAGTACGGATTAGGAGAAATTAAATATGTTTGGCATGATGCCTTTAATGCTGAAAAAAGCATTGCTATGTGGTATATTGTACAAACCTATCATAATCCAGATTATGATATAACAAAGGCTTGTATAATTTGGTTTGGCTCTGGCACTCAATGGGATGGAATGACTTGGGTGGGATATCGAGCGAATATTAACGAAATTTTAGTTGAATAAAAAAACTGTTATAGAACCAAATAATTTTTGTATAATAAATAAAGAAATTAATATGAAGGCGGTCATAAGAAAGTGGGTTTTTTGTTTTTCATTTTTCGTTTTGTATTGGTTAAACTGGAGGTCAGAAGTAAGTACACCCCGCCTGGTGGAAAGCTTCTGACCTTTTTATACATTAAATATGCAAAGAACAAAATTTCCCAATCAAAAAAAGGATATCTTTCATAGTTTTCGTGGGTTTAATTCCGATAATAAAATTATGTTCAGTTTTGTGGTACATCAAGAGATTGACAAGTTGGTTATAAAAACAGCATCCAACAATGTATTATATAATAACTATTCTCTGGATACTAATAATAAAATTAATAAAGAACCTCGATCAAGCAAAAAGGAACAGAAAGAGATAGAATTTTTACCATTGTCCATGTTACTTTATAAAACAATATCTTCCTATAGAAATATTACCTACAGTAGAAATCAAATTCGATCTTGGGCAAAGGAGATTAGAATTTTAAATGAAGTAAACAAAGTTGATTATGACAGAATAGAAAAAGTTTTAGAGTGGTATTCAAAAAATATAGGGGGTAAATATATTCCAATTATACTTTCTGGATATTCATTAAGAACAAAATTTTTCAGGTTGGAAGATGCCATAGAAAGAAATACAACATCTAAATCTGATAAATATGAATACTTTGACGGAGTTAAATACATAAAGGGGGATGATGGAAGGTATTATCATGCTCGAACAGGAACTTTATATATACCATAATGATTGAGAGAAAAATTATAATAGGGTTAATTACATCAACGGATTTTTTAAAAAGGATTAAACCCCTTTGGAGTCCAAGATATCTTGAATCTGATATAGCAAAAAGAATGTCCTCTTGGTGTTGGGAATATTATGATAAATATAATGAAGCTCCAAAGAAAGAGATAGAATCTATATTTTATTCTAAACTTAAAGAAAATAAGTTTTCAAAGAGTATAGCAGAGGAAATAGAAAATGATATACTACCAGGGCTAAGCAAGGAATATGAATTAACCACCTTTAATTTAGAATACTTGGTAGAGGAAAGTGTAAAGTATTTAAATGATAGACATCTTGCTATACACAATGAAGAAATAGAAGCTTTACGAACGGCTGGTAGAATTGAGGAGGCTCAAAAGTTAGCATGTGAATTTAAACCATTAGGGGGGAATAAAGTTGATGTAAATAATTTTATTTTAGACCGAACTCAAATTGAGGCTAAAAAAACTAAGGCACCCACTTTATTATTGAAACCTTGGTTAAGAGAAGGTCAGGTAACAATCCTTTATGGTGATGCAGGTACTGGTAAATCATTATTAACAATACTTATTGGTTATTTAATTGGATTAAAAGATTATCAGGGTAAAAATTGTCAAATAGGAACCTGGCAAGTTAAAACTCGAACAGGGTGTCTTTACATTGATGGGGAATTAGGATTAATAGAGATGGAAGAAAGATTAAGACAGTATAAATGGATGGGTGAACAGCAAGGTTCCTATAGGATAAGAGTATTATCAATACCTGAATATCAAATAGCATCGGAAGATCCTTTTTCATTATCAACAAGAATTAATCAATTAAAAATAACAAGTTGGTTAAAAGAGCATCCATCATATAAATTGATTATACTTGATAGTATAAGTACCTTGTTTGGATTAGAGGATGAGAATAGTAACTCCGAGTGGAATAATAAAGTCAACCCTCTTCTGAGAGATCTCAGGGCTTTAAAGGTTGCCTGTATATTATTACACCACTCAGGAAAGGACGGCAAGAGAGGCCTTAGAGGGGCGTCGGCTATGAAGGCAATGGCTCATAATGTATTTAGGATTGCTAATCATACAGAGAAGGATGTTGATGAAGGAGAGGCGTGGTTTACAATTCAAAAGGATAAGCAACGATCCGGGGGGTTATTATTTAGAACCTTTTCAATACACTTTACACAAACAGAAGATAGAAATGAAACACATTGGGAAATTACTAATAATTAAAATCTAAAAATTATGTACAAAATTAGAAAAGAATTTCATTTTAGTGCTAGCCACATTCTTAATCATTTACCGGAGGATCATCCCTGTTCAAGATTGCATGGTCATAATTACATTATTACTTGTGAGTTTGCAAGTAAAGAACTTAATGATGTAGGATTTGTAATTGATTATCGTGCTCTTGAACCTATAAAGAAGTTTATTGATGATAACTTTGATCATAGACATTTAAATGATCATATGGCAAGAAATCCTACTGCTGAAAATATAGCAAGGCTACTCTTTACCTTGTTTTGTGGTGAGTTCCCAACACTTGTTGCAGTAGAAGTAAGTGAAACTCCTAAAACAAGTGCTAGATATGAATGTTAAACAAATTATATCAGCGGAAGACTATAAGATTAGAAAAGTCTTTCATAAGGAGGGAGGGAACTATCTTAACATCTCTGAATTCTATTATGATACTATCCAAGGGGAAGGAATATATCTTGGGCATCCTGCAGCATTTATAAGATTGCAGAATTGTACAATGAATTGTTCCTATTGTGATACTACAGAAGTATGGAGGTATGGGAGCCCTTATTCCTTTTATGAGATAAATGAATTAATGCTAGCACATGATATTCTTTATCAATTAAAACATGGTCAACATCTGGTTTTCACAGGGGGGAGTCCTTTATTACAGCAAGATAAGATTAAAAAGTTTCTTATCATGTTTAATAAAACTTTTAACTTTCTTCCCTTTGTTGAAATTGAAAATGAATGTACTCTTTTACCAAGTGATAATTTAATTCCCTTTGTTAATTGTTGGAATAACTCACCTAAACTTGCAGAAAGTGGAGTCCCTATTGAGATTAGATATCGAGAACAAATAATTAAAAAATTGGCAGGGTTACAAAATTCATGGTTTAAGTTCGTTGTATCTATTGAAGATGAATGGGATGAAATTGATAATTATTATCTTTTTAATAAATTGATTAAAAAAGAACAGATTATATTAATGCCATTAGGAACAACAAGAATTGAATTAGAATCAAATCGTGAGGCAGTTCTAAAAATAGCCGTGGAACAAGGAGTTAGGTATTGTTCAAGGGAACATATTGTGCTTTGGGATAAGCGCATTGGGGTGTAACGGGCGTGAACCAAATAATTTTTGTATAATATGCGTATTATATTTTTATTGTTTAATTTAAAATTTGAATTTTATGGCAAACGAAAAGCAGTTGCGTAAAGCCGCAGCAGAATTGAATTCCGTATTGTTTGAGACAGGAGATGAGCAAGCAATTGACATCAAAGCAAGTGTAAAAGTCCTCATCGAGGCTATTAAAGAGGCAGCATCACTTCTTACCCCTGATGATGACATCTCTGAAGTTACTCAAGCAGTTATTGATGAACTTGTTCCTCCTACTCCTAAGAAAGGAAAAGTTGGAAAAGCAAAACCTCCTGTGGAGGAAGAAGAGGATGAGGATGAGGGTGAACCAGAAGATGAGGATGAGGATGAGGATGAGGGTGAACCAGAAGATGAGGAAGAAAAGGATCTCAAAGCGCAAGTTGAAGACGCAGAGAAACTAGCTGACTTAAAAATTCTTGTTAAAGAAAACAAAGAGTTTAAAACCCTTAAGGCTGATTTAGCCTCCTACAAGAAGGCTGATGATCTAAGAGATGACATGCTGGCTATTCTTGAGGAAGAAGAAGAGGAGGATATTCCTGAAAAACTTCACAAGAAAAACATTGCTAAGAAAAAAGTGAATTCTAAGGAAGATGAAGATGAAGATGAGGAAGAAACTCCTAAGAAGAAAAGAGCCGGTGGTCCTCCAAAAGGTGTAAAACCCAGTTTTAAGAAAGAGGGTTCGATGGCACAGTTTATGGATGAAACTGTTAAAGAAGGAGGAACTTGGGAAGAAATATTTGCTGTAATAAGCAAAGAAGCCAAGAAACGTGGTGTGAAAACAACTCTGTCTACAATTAAAGCACACACAAAATTCCGGCTCAGTAAGGACGCTAAGTTCCTTGGAAAACTCAAAATGAAAGAGGATGGAATTGAGTGAGACACTCATTCAATCAATTTTACGACAACTGGGAGAGGATCCTGAGCGAGAAGGTCTTAAGGATACTCCCAGTAGAGTCGTAAAATCCTGGAGTGAATTATATGCTGGGTATGGTAAAGACGTATCCAGCATCTTCACTATTTTTACAGATGTTCACGATTATTGTCAAATAGTGATATGTAAAAATATAGAAATGTATTCTATTTGTGAGCATCATATGTTACCTTTTATTGGAAGAGCTCATGTAGCATATCTACCAGATAAAAAAGTAATAGGATTATCCAAACTTGCACGACTTGTTGATATTTATGCAAGACGTTTACAAATACAAGAACGAATTGGTGAACAAGTAACCGACGCACTTATGCAATATCTACAACCAAAGGCAGCAGCATGTATCATTGAAGCATCACATCTTTGTATGCGTATGCGAGGAGTAGGTAAACAAGATTCAACAATGGTAACTTCTTCAATGAAAGGAGAGTTTCTACAGGATACTGCTATGAGGTCTGAATTATTACACCTACTTAAACTATGATTAATTCACTAACATATCTAACACGTGGCTGTCCAAGACATTGTGAATATTGTGCCCTACGTGAAGCGGTAGGTATTGGTAAACAGTTAGACGTGCGAGGGTGGAAGGAAGCCTTTCGTATATTACATGAACTTAATGTGGATTTTAATCTTGTACTTGGTAACGAAACATGGTTGTTAGGTACAGGTTTAATTGATATATTTAAAGATAATAAAATTCCTTACGCCCTTTACACCACTTGCCCAGAACCAATATTTAGTAAACATAAATATGAATTATTTGACTCAGGAGTTATTGATAATTTATCCTGTGGAATTGATTATCCCATTATCGAGGGATTATTAATTGATGATGATTCCTATGCTAAATCTAAATCAGCTTGGTGGGGTTTTAAATGGATTAAACAATTTTACCCAGAGGTTGACACGCAAGGTACTATTACCATTCATAAAAAGAATTTACCATACGTCTTGGCTCTTGTGAAGTCCTTATCTCAAATAGGAGTCTTTGTAGGGATTAATTTTATACATTGGAATAGAGATGGTAAGTATGATTTCTTTCCAAAGAAGGAAGAGATTGCCGATTTGTTGTTTACAAAGGATGATTATATTGATGTTACAAGGATAATGTATCAAGTAAGAAACCTACCGGGTAATTTATTACAGAATCCAGAATTTATTGCCCAACCCCCTTCCTTATTACTTAATATGGGATGGCACTGCCACGGTAATCCTTATGGTGGACCAACTGTTGATTCCGATGGGAAGTTAAGATGTTGTGGTTATAGAAGGGGGGAAGAGACTTCTAAATTATCTATCTTTGATTTACCTAAAAGATTACTTGATTGGAAGTGGGCTGTTTGGGAAGATGCAATGCGCTGTCCTGGATGTGCTTGGTCATATCCTTGGATGTATAATTACTGGGAAAGAAATGATCGTGAGTTGGGTAAGAAAGTTTTTTCTCAGCACGCTGGAAAACATATCGATGAAAATAAATGGTCTAATAGAAAAATAAAATGAAAAGTTACGACGAAGAAACTATCGAATTGTTCAACTTATCCATCATAGAAGATGAATTTGATGATAAATTACAAAACAATGATATCTATGATGGATTTGTTTCTGGGGGTAAAGAATTGGAAAGATTAATTTCTACAAAGGATATTATGACAGATAAATCCCCGGATGAACTTCATGTATTAAATGTTGGTGCTGGGCAGGCTGATTTAAAAGTTATATTCCCACCCAATTCATTAATTATTAATTTAGAACCGTGTCCTCAAAGGGTGACAGAAAATACAATTGAAGGATGGTGTGAGGCAGTACCAGAAGATTTGGTATTACAAGACGTCGTTATATGTTGGGGAGTGCTTTGCTTTGTAAGAAGCCTGCCTGAAACTCTTATAAATTTTAATCGGGTTTTATTTAGAGGGGGGTATTTAATTGTTGATGTGGTTACATTTTCCACAATGCCGTTACCACAAACAGTTCATCCTGACTCCTTTATACGATATGTAAGACTATTTGGATTTGAATTAGAAGAAAGAATAAACTTCGGACCAGAGTATCATCAAAGGGTTGGTTATCGTTTTAAACTGGTAGAGGAATTCAATTACAAGAGATTAAGAATGCCACAATGTGGTGAAAAAATAAATAACTATCTACCAGAAAGGGACTGGTTCATGAGATAATATGAATAAAAAGTATGATTTACTTATCCTCTTTAGTGGGGGATACGATAGCACTTTGCTTGTACAATTGGCAATGAACATGGACGCTAATATTCTATGTTTACTATTTGACTACGGACAAAAGCATATTATAGAATTAGAATATGCAAAGGAGTTTTGTTTAAAGAGAAATATTCCTTACGAGATAATTAAGCTAAGTTTACCAATTGCCTCAAACCTTACGGATGAAAAGAAAACATATGAAGGAGTCAATATACATCATGTACCAGCAAGAAATCTTATGTTTCTTTCTATCGCAGCAAGTATTGCAGAGAGTAAAGAAATACTTACAATTTGGTATGGTGCTAATTATGAGGATAGAGAAAAACTCTTCCCAGATTGTTACCAGGAGTGGATTTTTAAACTAAATGAATTACTTGAGATTAATGGAAGTCTTAAAATTACAGTTGAAGCTCCTTTACTTGGTATGTCTAAAGAAACAATAAAAACATTGGCAAAAGTTTTTAATATTAATGATGATAAAGTATTTAGCGGTTATGAAAAAGAGTAAAGACAAGACGTTTACTAAATTAGTAGACAAACAGCACAGTCCATTAGTGATACGCAAGTACACTCATTGGGGATTTCCAATCTATGTTGGTTTAATTGCCGACCAAGATTTAACAAACCTTGACAAAAAGGTTGTTAAGTTTATGAAGAAGTTTAAAAAGAAGAATTGGGTGAACAATATCCAAACACTTCGTAATTTAGCAGGAGCCATGACGGATTATCTAAATGATTCTTATGACACCGCAGAAGGTGTAGCAGTTGTTTTCTATGTTGATAAATGTTTTATCTCTTCTTTGTACGGTGACTTTATGAATCATGAATCCTGTAGGATAGAGTTTTACGGTTTACTTAATATGAGTACAGGAGTATGACAAAATTTATAATTATAGCACCCCATGCAGATGATGAGGTAATTGGGTGCTACGCTAAATTAGCCAGATATCAAGTAGCAAAAGTTTTATTTCCAAATAAACCTGCATTAATAGAGGCAAGCGATTCAAGTGAACATTTTAAATTTGGAAGGCAGTTGATTGCTGATCATAAATATTCAGATAAATATGTCTATCTGTTTCCAGATCCTATATATGAAACGCATCCATTACACAGGGAATTAGGTTCCGACGGGGAACGCCTTTTGCGAGCCGGTCTGCCTGTTATTTTTTATACAACAAATATGTTAGCCCCATACATTCATGAGGTGAAAGAGGCTGACAAAAAGAGAGATTGTCTATATGCTTTGTACAATAATAAAAGCAAATTGTGGGAGTATGAACATAAATACTTTTTGTTTGAAGGGTATAATGCCTGGTTGTTATGAGTAGACTAATATTAGTACCACAATATCCTACTAAACTGAGATATCAGGAATGGTGGTTTGATAGATTCCCTGAGGAGTTTAGTTTCTACTTTAATGAAATCATTGTACTTGGTGGGGAGGCTCATTATACGATAGAAGACCTTGGTAATAGTTTTGCCCCTGTTGAAGCCTCAATAGCATTTGAATTACTACAAATACAAATTTACAATGAAATGCAATTGAAAAAGGATGATATTCTGTTGCTATGTGATTTAAGTTTCCCAGGATTGTTTGCCAATATTTTATTTCATAAACGCCCTAACCGATGTTTTGCTATTTGTCATGCTACAAGTAAAAATGCACATGATTATTATGCAAAAGATAAGAAAATTAAGTTTCCTATTGAAACTAATCAAGCAAAACTATTTGATGCTATATTTGTAGCAACAGAATATCATAAGCATAAATTAAATTGGGGGAATGTTATTGTTCAAGGGTTTCCTAATCCTCCCTTTCCTATCCCTGTACCCACAGCAAATAAAGAATATCCAATAATAAGTGTAGCAAGAAATTCAGTACAAAAAAGGACTTTACATATTGAAAAAGAAGTAGAAAAAGCATTTAATACCCAAATAGTTAGACCAGATGTTCAAACTTGGGAAGAATATTATTCCTTTTTGGCTTCTGCAAAAGTATTATTAATTACTTCAAAGGAAGAGACTTACGGATATCAGGTTGTTGATGCAGTACTTAATGATTGTATTCCTATTGCCCCGAATCATTTTAGTTATCCTGAACTATTACCTAAAGAATATTTATATAATACGATTGGAGAACTTATTCAAATAATAATAAAAGCTCTACACAATAAACTATCTGTTCCAGAGTTAAAAGTTCATCCCGATTATTTTTATCAAAATATATATATGTATATGACATCATGAAAAAACCAAAAGTAATTTTAGATTCCGGTGCATACACTGCACATAGGAAAGGTAAAAAGATTGACATTGATGACTATGCCGAATACGTAAAAGAGCATGGTAATGAGTATGATATGTGCTTTAACCTTGATTCAATAGGTAATGCTAAAAAAAGTTATACCAATTGGAAATATCTTCAAAGTAAAGGAGTAGATACTGTCCCTATTTATCACATAGGAACTAATGAAGTTTTCCTCAGGAAGTATTTACGTGAAACTGATTATATTGGCTTAGGAGCAATTGCCAATCTTGAGACAACTCAACGATTACTTGGATTAAGTCATATATGGAAAACGTATCTTACAAACAAAGAAGGGATACCCACCGTAAAAGTACATGGATTAGGATTAACGGCTGTTGATATTATGATTCGTTATCCATGGTATTCCGTTGATAGTTTCACTCCAGTTATTTCTGCGGTATGGGGTAGTGTATTACTACCCAGATTGGATAATGATGGTACTCCTCATTATTTTAAACTTGGGATCAGTAAAATATCTGATCAAGGGGACCACAAAGTAGATATGGCAAATAGTTTTCCAAGTCTGCCAGAAAGGAGTAAAGGAGTTTACTATAAATTGTTTGAAAAGTATGGATTTAAAATAGGGGAAATAGCCTATCAAGTAAAAAAAGATAGGAGAGGAAAACAAGGAGAAAATGAAAGGAAACCAGTTCCTATGTTTGACTTAATAAAGCCTGCAAATATAAAAACAAGAACGTTAGCAAACAGTTGGGAAGAAAGGATGAGGTGGAACCTAACAATGTGGACACACCTTAGAAAAAGGTTACCCATCTATCCAAGACCCTTCGTGGATAAAAATGATGCTTATGAAGAAGAGATAAACAATCATCCAAAGACAATAATGTATATGGGAGTTTCAACTACAACTCACTTAAACATATTTAATATGATTTCTCCTAAACTTGATATTCTAATAAGTTATGCTTATTTAACTGATCCTATTAATAAATTAATTAAAGAGTATATAAAATGAAAAGGACAAAGGTAAAAGAAATTATTCTTCCACTCTTTACTCTACAAAGGTCAAAAAGAGTTCTTAAGTCAGGAGTACAGACTTTAAAGGAAGATGTTGAAACTTTTATGATCCCTACCCTACAAAAGTATGGATTTGATGGAAAGTTAGTTCTAGCAAAGGAGGTAGATAAAAAACATGCTAAGAAAGATTATGAAAGCTATTCACCCGCAAGAACAAGTGCAAGACAATTGTTATATGGTGCTGAAGCAGGGTGGTTTCTTGAGATTTGGAAGCAAGGTAGGCCAAAGACAAAACTTGTTGTAAAACCATTTGTGAGGGAAGATTTAAAAGCAATAAGAAATTTACCAAGGTATAATTTAAGAACGATTGTTGCTCAAATGCTAATGACTAATGCCCATCCTCAGGCTCGTATAAAAGCAATATTAGATAAGTTTTATGCATTAGATTTGACATTCTTAATTATGACAAAAACAGGAATGTTTTGGTTGGGTAAATATCGTTCTATACCATTTGATCAATATGATTTAACCTATCGGAAGGATAAAAAAACATTAGATAGATTACGTGTTAAGAATGGTTTTCAAAAAGGAAAGATTCATAGTATTAAAGATTGTTTGGTAGAAGAATTAAAGAAAGAGTTATATTTCTTCAATAAAAATAATAAATATGAAAGTTAATAAAGCACAACTACAAAAAGCACTTGAAATTGTCAAGCCAGGACTTGCCAGTAAAGAGCAAATTGAACAATCAACATCCTTTGCTTTTATAAAGGGAAGGGTGGTTACTTATAATGATGAGATTAGTGTTTCACATCCTGTAAAAGGCCTAGAATTAGAAGGAGCCATTTTAGCAGAGAATCTTTATAAGTTTTTAACCAAAATTAAAAAGGAAGAGATTGAATTAGAATTAAAAGACAATGAAATTATTCTAACATCTGAAAAGGCTAAGGCAGGATTACTTCTACAAAAGGAAATTAAACTTCCTTTGGAGGAAGGGGTTACTGAAAAGGGGGAATGGTATGATCTACCCGAACACTTTCTAACAGACCTTGCTTTTGTAATGACAATTTGTGGGAAAGATTTAAGTCGTCCTATTTTAACGGCTTGTCATATAAATAAGGCGGGATTTATTGAAGGTTCTGATGGTTATAGGATAGCCCGTTGTGAATTAGGAGAGAAATTACCAGTAGATACTTTTCTGTTACCAGCAAAATCCGCAGTTGAGGTAGTAAAAATGAAACCAATTCAGATGGCTGAAGGAAAAGGATGGATTCATTTTAAAACACCAGCAAGAACAATTATTCACTGTCGTATCCTTTTAGGGGATAGATATCCTACAACAGGATCCTGGTTTAATGAGGATGGTATTTTAGTTAGGCTTCCAAAAATAACTAATGAAATATTAGCAAGGGCACAGGTATTTGCAAAGAGGGATCATTTACTTGATGAGTCAATTACACTTTCTTTTGAGAAAGGACTTTTTTGTATGACATCCCAATCCGACACAGGTTGGTTTAAAGAGGAGGCAGACATGCGATTTACAAGTACACCTGTTAAGATTGATGTAACCCCATACCTGTTAAAAAGTATATTGGAAGAGACAAGCACATTTAAATATACTGAAGATAAACTTACCTTTAAAGGTGAAAGGTGGTATTATGTCACAACACTAAGACATCCCAAGAAATGATAGAAGGGTTTTTTACAAAGAAAGAAACGGAATCAAAGTCCCGACCTGCAGGTAAATCTCAATCATGTGTCTCCTGCGGATTATACAAGGATTGTGACTCCCCAAAAATGGAACCTTATGGTAACTTCAAAAAGAAGATACTTAATATTGGTGAGGCTCCTGGGGAATATGAGGATAGGAATGGAAAACCTTGGCAGGGTAAGATGGGAAGAATGCTACAACAAACCTATGAAGACTTAGATGTTGATTTGTTTGAGGATTGTTTAAATATAAATTCAGTAAACTGTCGACCAAAAGATAAGCAAGGTCATAATAGAGCTCCTTCCAATGTAGAGATCGATTGCTGCCGTAAGAGAGTATTCAGTATAATAGAGGAATACAAACCCAAGGTAATACTTTTATTAGGAAATGCCCCCTTATATAGCCTTATTGGACATAGATGGAAAAAGGACTTGGGTGGGATTACAAAGTGGAGAGGATTTACTATTCCTGATCAAGACTTCAAGACTTGGTTATGCCCTACATTTCATCCCAGTTATATTGAAAGGGCTAATAGTATTTCTAACTATAAAGGTGAACCTATTGAAAATGTTATTTGGAAACAGGATTTAAAGGAAGCGTTTGGTATGGCAAAGATTCCCTTTCCTGTTTATGTTGAACCTGTAATTGAAATTATAGAAGACCTATCAGTATTAAAGAAAATAAAATATGAGAGTGCTTTTGATTATGAAACAACTGGATTAAAGCCTCACGCCGTAGGACATAGAATTATTTGTGTTTCAATAGCTGATACAGAAAACCATGCGTATGTGTTTTTAATGCCAAAGACAAGAAAAGAAAGGGAGCCATTCATACAATATTTAATAAACCCAGAGTTAAAAAAAGTTGCTCAAAATATGAAGTATGAACATTGTTGGAGTAAAGTAAGACTGGGAGTTGACGTACAAGGTTGGGAATGGGATACAATGCTAGCAACTCATTTGTTTGATAATAGACCTGGGATTTGTGGATTAAAGTTTCAAGTCTATGTACAATTTGGAGTTGTTGATTACTCCAGTGATGTAGATCCTTACATGAAAGCAGTAGATAATATAAATGCTAATTCATTAAATAAGATGCTTGACTTATTAAAAACACCAAATGGTAAGGAGGTATTATGTAAATATTGTGGATTAGATAGCATAAATGAATTGAGACTTGCAAATAGACAACGAATGAATTTATTACCTTTTTACTATGTACTATGAACCAGAAATAATGAATGCTTATAAACTCCTTCACGAAGGAGTATTAGCCTTCGCCCATGCTGAACAGCAAGGGATTCGTATTGATATGGAGTATGTTACTCTTAAAATGAAACATCTAACAAGAACTATTGAAAAGTTAGAAGCCAATTTTAGTAAAACCAAATTCTTTAGACATTGGCAACATACTGTTAAGGGAAAAGTCAACATTCATTCTAATGTACAATTGGCTAATTTCCTTTATAAAATTAAAGGGATTCAAATAGAAAAGGAAACTGTCTCAGGACAGGGTGCTACGGATGAAGAAGCCCTGCGAAAGATGGACATCCCTGAATTAAGTGACTTACTACAAATTCGTAAACTTAAAAAAATACGTGATACTTACCTGGATGGATTTATAAGAGAACAAGTTGATGGATATATACATCCTTTTTTCAATCTACATTTAGTTAAAACATATCGTTCAAGTTCTGATAGTCCTAATTTCCAGAATATTCCTAAACGTGATGAGGAAGCAATGATGATTGTTCGGAGAGCACTTTGTCCCCGTCCTGGGCATCAGTTATTAGAATTAGATTATTCGGGGCTTGAAGTACGTATTGCTGCCTGTTATCATAAGGATAAGACTATGTTAGCCTATATAAACAATCCTGCCTCAGATATGCATACGGATATGGCAAAACAGATATTTATCATAGATAAATTTAATAAGGATCTTCCATCACATAATGTATTAAGACAAGCTGTCAAAAACGGATTTGTCTTTCCAGAGTTCTACGGGGACTATTATAAAAATTGTGCTGAGAGTATGGCTTGCTCGTGGGGTAAATTAGGCAGGGGTGTATGGAAACCTGGACAGGGAATAGACATGCCTGAAGGACATTTAGCTGATCATTTTATTAAAAAGGGAATTAAATCATTTCCAAAGTTTGTTGACCATGTACAAAAGATAGAAAAGGATTTTTGGGGTAGGAGGTTCCCTGAGTATGCTAAGTGGAAAGAAACTTGGTGGAGAGAGTACAAGAAAAAAGGATACCTTATAATGCATACAGGATTTAGATGTAGTGGAATTATGAGTAGAAATGATGTAATTAACTATCCCGTACAAGGATCTGCATTTCATTGTTTATTGTGGAGTTTTATTGAGTTAGATAAGAGGTTAGAAAGAAAAGAAATGAATTCCAAAATTGTAGGTCAAGTACATGACTCTATCATAATAGATATTGACCCAAGAGAATTGGAAGAGGTTGTCAAACTTGTTTATAAAATTACATGTCAAGATATACAGAAAACCTGGCCTTGGATAATTGTTCCACTTGATATAGAAATAGAATTATGTCCAATAGATGGTAGTTGGGCAGAGAAAGAGAAGTATGAATTTAGATATTTCTTTAGTTAATTAGAACCAAATAATTTTTGTATAATATATAAAACCATTATGAGCCTATACCTAAAATACAGACCAAGGAGATTAGAACGGATTAGAGGTAATATAAATCTAATTAAAACTTTGGGTGCTTTACTTCAACAGGAAGACTGTCCACGTACCTTTTTACTTCATGGACCTACTGGTTGTGGTAAAACTACCATAGCCAGAATAATGGCGAATAGACTGGGGAGTACAGGAATTGATATACGAGAAATAAACTCTGCTGACTTTAGAGGGATTGACACAATACGGGATGTCATACAAAAAAGTCAGTATATGCCAGTTGAAAGTAAATGTACATTTTGGATAATTGATGAGTGTCATAAACTGACAGGGGATGCACAGAATGCACTATTAAAAATATTGGAGGATACACCAGATCAAGTATATTTCGTCCTATGTACTACTGAACCCCAGAAACTAATTGCCACTATAAAAGGTAGGTGTAGTCAATTCCAAGTAAAACCTTTGTCAGAGGAAGAGATGCTTTCTTTATTAAAAGATGTAGTTTCAAAGGAAGGAGATGAACTTGAGCAAGAAGTATATGATATAATTATAAGGGACAGCACAGGTTTACCAAGGAACGCATTACAAATACTTGAACAGGTATTAAATGCTCCAGAGGAAGAGAGATTAAAAGTTGCTGAACAAGCACAGTTTGAATATTCACAAGCTATTGAATTATGTAGAGCTCTGTTAAATAAATCACCGTGGAAGGTAATAAATAAAATATTGGCAGGGTTAAAAGAACAAGAGGCTGAAACAATTAGAAGGATTGTATTGGGGTATTGTCAAGCGGTATTATTAAAAACGGATAATTATCAAGCGGGAGTTGTATTAGAAGAATTTATCAGTCCATTTTATGATTCAGGATTTCCACAATTAGTATATGCTTGTTATTCAATAATTAAAACCAAATAATATGACAAAAATTGATTTACACATTTTATTTCATCAGGAAACAGGAAAGTATCAACCCTTATTAATAGATGAAAAAATTCCACTTTCTGCAAGAGCCTCAGAAAAGGAATATATTAAATGGTTAGAAGATAGATTAGTAGTAATAAATAATATGACATAAAAATGGAACTAAATTATCAGATTGATATTCAAATTGATGATACTGCTCTTGATGTGGAGTGGTTAGATCAAGCCAATCTTGCTATGAGGTATGGCAGGCACTGGGCACGATGTAAAAAATTGTTTACTGAGGCTGAGGAAAAAATTAAAGTCATTAGGGCAGAGCTAATAGCACAGGCTAATGGAGACCCTGTTAAATATTGTAGTAAGGAAAAACCCAACGCGGCTGACATCGAAGCATTTTACAGGAACTCTAAACGACATAAAGAGGCTAAAGAAGAATGGATTCAAGCACAATATAACTTGGATATGGCTGAGGTGGCTAAAAATGAAATTAGCTATACAAGAAAGAACGCATTAGAAAATTTAGTAAGACTTCATGCACAACAATATTTTGCTGGTCCGAAAGTACCAAGAGACTTGAATTGGGAACGAAAAGAAAAGCAAAAGAAAGTAGATGGAGGTATTGCTACACACCTTAAAAGATCAAAATAATGTGGATAGATTTACTTTGTATAGGAATTGTCTTCCTTTTACTCATGTATATTGGAAGTAGATTGCAAATGAAAGCATGGTTAAAAGAACTTGACTTACATTTGGGTAAGAAGTTTGTTGATTATATTAATTCTAAAAAAGAGAAAAATGGTACAGAAGAGAAAAAGTAATTTTAGTTTCAAAGGCAAAGTCGCTGACAATGCTAAGAGTCAAAAAAGAGCCTCTTCATCCTATGGGTATTTATCCCTTCCAAAAGGAGTAAATATATTTAGCCCAGAAATGAAAGGGAGTGTTTATTTTGATATTATACCCTATGTGGTATCAGATTCAAAACATCCTGATAAAAATGTTGATAAAGGAACGGCTCTTGTAGGAGATCCTTGGTGGAAACGACCTTTTAAAATACATCGTAATGTCGGGGCATCCAATGATGTGGTAGTTTGTTTAACAAGTATTGGTAAAAGGTGTCCTATATGTGAATATAAGGCAAAGAGAGCAAAAGAAGGAGCAGAGAGGGAGGAACTTGATACAATGAAAGCATCATCAAGATCCTTGTATTTACTAAGACCTAAGAAAAGTAAAAAGTTTGAAGATGATTATCACATCTTTGATATCTCAACGTATAACTTTCAAGACCTTCTAACTCAAGAATTAGAAGAGAATGAGGAGCATGAGATTTTCCCATCTCTTGATGAAGGGGAAACTTTAAAGGTAAGATTTGAAGAAAAAACAATAGCAGGAGGTCAACCTTTTCCTGTTGCAGAAAGAATTGATTTCGTGGAAAGAGAAGAACAATATAGTTGGGATGATTTGGAGGATAGTCCTAATCTTGATGAAATGCTTATTATTCTTTCCTATGATGAACTACGTGCTAAATTCTTTGAGGAGGAAGAGGAAGAAACTGGAGGTAAATTAAGGGAAGCTAAGGATGAGGAAGAAGAGGATGAGGATGAGGAAGAAAAACCTGCTCGTAAAAAGAAATCAATTAAGGATGAAACAGAAGAAGAGGATGAGGAAGATGAGGATGAAAAACCTCCAATGAAAAGAAAACCAAAAAAGATAGTTGAAGAAGAGGAAGAAGAGGAAGAAAAACCAACTAAGAAAAATAAATGTCCTGAGGGATATAAATTTGGTGTAGATACTGAAAAGTATGATGAATGTGCCGATTGTGAAATCTGGGACGAATGTCTCGAAGCTAAAAGAAAGAAAAGATAATGGAAAGAACAAAGAAACCAACTTCCCTGAATGATCAGATAAAAAGGAAGGTAGCCAACAGTGGAAAAGATAACATTAAAGAACTGGATGGGAAGTTCTTCGGAAACAACATATCAACTGGTTCAACGCTCCTTGACTTGGCGATTAGTGGAGGGAGAGTCAGGGGAGGTGGTTTGCCTTGTGGGATCCTTGTTGAAATATTCGGACCAAGTGGAAGTGGGAAAACCGTATTCCTATCTGAAATCGCAGGGGACATTCAAAGAAAAGGTGGGGACTTAATGTTTTATGATCCTGAGGCCAGATTAAATAAACCCTTTGCTAAAATGTTTGGATTAGATATTACGGATGATAACTATTCACGTCCCAATACTATTCCTCAGGTATTTAGGGCAGTTAGAAAATGGGAACCAGAAGGAGGGAAGAATACAATTCATGGCATTATGGCTGATTCCCTTGCTGCCCTTTCTACTGATCAGGAAATGGAAAAGGAGGAGGGAGATAAAATGGGTATGAGGAGACCCAAAGAATTTAGTGAAGAATTAAGAAGGACTTGTCGTATATTACCTGAGAAAAATTACCTTATGGTTTGTAGTAATCAAGTCCGTGAAAATATTGATGCAGGCAAGTGGGGGCAAAAGTATTCCTCTCCAGGGGGTTTAGCCATAGGCTTTTATGCAAGTCTAAGATTAATGACTAAAATTACCAGAAGGATTAAAAAAGAAAAAATATTTCATGGTAAGACAGTTAGTAGAATTATTGGAGTGGACATAGAAGTTGAAGTATTTAAAAATTCTATATGGAAACCTTTTCGTACTGCACCTGTAACTATAATCTTTGACTATGGAGTTGATGATATTAGACAAAATCTTCAGTTTATAAAAGACTACTCAAAAGGATCTGTCTACACTATTAATGAAGAATCCTTGGATAAGAGTATGGAAATATCCATTAAAAAAATTGAGGAGGATGATCGTGAAGAAGAATTAAAACAAGAAGTTATATTACTTTGGAATAAAATTGAAAGGGAGTTTGATAGTCACCGTAAATCAAAAAGATGATAGTTAGTTTAATTATACCACCTAGTCCTTTCCTTGGGGATCAGAAAAGAAATACTCCATTAGGAATATTATATATTGCTTCATGGTTAGAACAACATGGGCATAGGGTATTTGTCACAGACTTAAGGAATGTAGACAAAGAGTATTGGAATTATAAAATTCACTATGGAGAAATATATGGGATAACTGCAACGACACCAGAATATCCTTATGCAGTAGACATAGCCAAAGAAATTAAGTTTTTGAATTCTGATAGTATTATTATCTTGGGGGGAGTACATTGTACAGCAACTCCATCTACCATAGATCCTATCTTTGATAAAGTGATAAGAGGAGAAGGGGAAATGGCTATTCTAGAACTCATATATGATTTAAAGAATGGAAAGGATAGAAGATTTTATACCTGTCCCACTCAAATAGATCGAATAGAAGATATAAATACAATTCCATTTCCTGCTAGGCATCTACTTCCTGAACCTTCCATTATTAGTTGTACTTCTACCATTATGGGGGAAAGAGCAACCTCCATAATAGGAAGCAGGGGATGTCCATATAATTGTGCATTTTGTTCTTCTAAGGTAATGTGGGAAAGAAAAGTTAGGTTTAGAAGTCCAGATAATATTATATCTGAAATTAAATATTTAATTGAAAGATATAATGTAAAACATTTTCGTTTTCAAGATGATACTATGACATTAAAAAGATCATGGATAACGGAACTTTGTGAAAAAATAAAACCTTTAAATGTTACTTGGAGATGTACCACCAGAGTAGATCAATCAGAACCTGATATTTTACAAATAATGAAAGATGCTGGTTGTTATGAGATAGCATACGGTATTGAAACTCTTGAAGATAAGATATTAAAAATGACAAATAAAGACATTACAACAGAACAAATGATACAAGCAATTAAAAATGCTCATTCTGTTGGTCTTAAAACTAGATTGTTTTTTATGATTGGTTTACCTGGACAAGATATTAATATTGCAGATAATATAATTAAGTTTATTGAAGAAACTAAACCTTCCGCAGTTGATCTCTCTACCTTTGTTCCAATGCCTGGTTCTGATATCTACAATAATCCAAGTAAATATGGGATTGAAATAATGGAACAAGATTGGAGTAAATATACAATGTCAAAAGGATTGTATGGAAATGAACTTGAGCATCCCTTTATCTTTAAACATGACATACTTACAGATGATGAATTAAGAATGTTAAGAAGGAAAATATTAGAATATTTTAATGGTCATAATTTAATACACAATAGATAAATGGAACGCACAAGAAGAAAAGTACCTAATTTACGAATACTTGCATTAGATCCTGCAACACATTGTGGGTATGCAATAAGTCGAGATTTATATGGTGTGTGGGATTTAACACCTAAACGTGATGAAAGTATTGGTATGAGATTAATTCGTCTACGTTCTAAGCTAAATGAAATACTTACCACTGAACATATAAATTTGGTTGTATTTGAACGGTCGGGTGGTCAACATGTCAACGCTGTTATTGTCCAATCTGAAATACAGGGACAAATTAAAGTTATTTGTGAAGACCATAAAATTGAATATAGGGCATATTCTAGTCAAGAAATTAAGAAGTTTGCTACAGGAAAAGGAAATTGTGGTAAACCATTAATGATACAATGTGCTCGGGAGAAGTTAGGTTATCCTGGTAAAAATGATAATGAGGCAGATGCCTTATGGTTGTTAGAACTTGCAAAACACGATTACAAATGATAGAATCTTTACATATAACTAATTTTCAAAGTCATGCAGACACAAACATGGAATTCCACTCTGGAGTCAATATTATTGTGGGAAGCACAGATTCAGGTAAATCGGCAATCATTAGGGCTATCCATTGGATTTCCAGAAATAGACCTTCTGGTAATGCAATACGATCCTGGTGGGAAGGAGAAACCTCAGTTACTATTAAAACAGAAGAGAATGCAGTTTCTCGGATTAAAGGTAAGACGGATCTTTATAAACTTACAGGGAGGGAAAGAAGTCTCAAATTTAAGGCTTTTGGTAGTAATGTACCAGAAGAGATTACTGAGGTACTCAATCTCAACGAAGTCAACATACAATATCAATTAGATAGTCCTTTCTTATTAAGTGAAACTCCTGGTAAGGTAGCAGAGCATTTTAACAAGGTTGCTAAACTTGACAAGATAGATATCTCTACAAGTAACATCAATAGTGCCATACGAAAATTAACTTCTGATATTGATTATCAAGAAGGGCAGGTAGAAACTTTAAAAGAAGAATTAGATAAGTTTATTCACCTTGAGAAGTTTGAAATTGATGTAGAGGTGTTAGAAGAGACAAATAAAAGATGGTTATCAAAAATACTCAATAAAAATAGTTTAGATAAACTAATAAGAAACATCAAACATATTGATATATTAATTGATAATTCTAAACCTTTACTTGATTTTGAAAAACCCTTACACAATATCTTTGAATGGAGAGACCAAAAAGAAGTAAAAGAAAACTCACGTAAAAATTTAGATAATATATTAGACCAAATTGAATATGTTAAATCAAAAATAGAAACCCAACAAGACATTCTTAGTATAGAAAAACTTGTAAATAATTTATTGGGATTATATGAGGAGTTAAATACATTAAAATCCGATAAAATGCTGTTAAATAAGGCACTTTCTTATATAAATAGTACAATTACAAAGTTAAGTATAGCAAACTCCTTAGAAGCTAAATTTCAAACTGAATTAGACAAAGTAAAAATATGCCCCTTTTGTGGTAACAAAATAAAGTAATGGAAAGAACAAAAATAAATAAGAAGCCTGATGCCATTCTTACAAGTGATTGGCATTTAAGAGAAGATACCCCAATTTGTTTTATAGGTGATTTTCAAAAGGAACAATGGGATACGGTAATGTTTATAAAAAGACTACAAGAAAAATATGATTGTCCTATAATTCATGCTGGAGATATGTTTCATCATTGGAAACCATCTCCTTGGTTATTAACTATGACAATAATTTATCTACCTGAAAAATTCTATACCATTTATGGACAACATGATTTACCTCAACATAATTTAAATTTAATTGAAAAATGTGGAGTTCATAATTTAGATATTTCCCAAAAATTAACAGTTTGTAATGGTGTTCATTATGGACAAACACCTTGGTCTGGATTATTTGCTCATTCTACTTTACCTTTATCTATTTTAGTTTGGCATCATCTTACATATTTATCTAAACCATTTCCAGGGGCAGAAGGAGGAATGGCTGAGGGAATACTTAGAAAATATCCAGAATTTAAATTGATTGTGACTGGAGATAATCATCAAAGTTTTACAACGGAGTATAAAGGAAGAAGGTTAGTTAATCCTGGAAACATTACAAGACAGACGGCAGATCAGATAAATTTTAAACCAAGAGTGGCTTTATGGTATGCAGAAGATAATTCAATTACATGGATTCCTTTACCTATGCAAGAAGGGGTTATTAGCAGGGAGTATTTAGATATTAAAGAGCAAAGAGATAAAAGGATAGATGCCTTTGTAAGCAAACTAAATGGAGAATATATGACAGAATTATCTTTTGAACAAAACTTGGAAAACTTCTTTGCCACAAATAATATAAGAGATAATATTAAACAAATCATTTATAAATCACTTGAATAATGGAACTTAGAAGAACAAAAATGCCAAGAAAACATCCAATTAGAATACAATTGGAATTCTGTGTCATTGCTTGGAACTCTTGTCTCAGAGAAGTTGTTTCAACAATGGACCTTATTATTCTATTAAGAAATGCTCACCCGTTATTACGGTCTGATTATGCTTATGAATTAAGAGATGCTGGTTTTATTACTCCTGAACAAACAAAAGAATTTATAAAACGTGTAGCATGAAACCACTTGAATTGTTACAACAAGAATTAGATAGTCTTCTTCGTACCAGACAGAAATCATCTGATGCTCTTCTTGAGGGGAAAATAAATATAGAATTACATGAACAACATATTCGTAATCTTACTCCTATGATAGAGGAGTATCAATATGTAATAAGAGTAATAACCAGATATGCATAATCATGACAGAAAAAGAATTGTTGGATTTAAAAGAAAAAGTTGATGAAGCAAAACAAACTGTCAGTGAACTCACAGGACAGAAAAATGCTTTGTTGAATCAACTAAAGGATGATTGGGGGTGTAAAACCCTAAAAGAAGCTAAAGAAAAACTTGAAGAGATGGAAAGTCAAGTTACAATTCTTGAGAAGAAGATTGAAAGAGGTGTAAAAGAATTGGAGGAAAAGTATAATGTCTAAGAAGATAAAAGCAGTTGTTATCATAACACAATTGGATTGTGAAATTATTGCAAAAGTACATCTTAAAGAGATAGTTTTTCATATTAAATCAAATTTAACAACAAAGGAACAACAATTGATACATGATGCTTTTATGGAAAAGAAAGAACTTCAAATAACTATTAAAGATGAAAAAGGAAAGTAGATTTAAATTAGCACTAATTAGTATGTTGTCCAATCCTAATGTGGTACTTATAGATATGAATGTTGCAAATGATTTGGAAACTATTCCCCTCGACACATTTGCAGGATACCTTACTCGTACACCGAATGGAATTTCACATTATCAAATTACCATATACAATCCTAAAAATGACGGACGTAAAAAGTCTAAGAAATAAATTAGAACAGCAAAAGGGACAAGCCCTTCAAATACAAACATCCCTGTCTGCTTTACAAGAACAATTTAAAGAAAAGAAACGTTCTTTAATTCGTCATGAACGAGCCAGGGAGATTGTTCGTAAAGTTGGATTAAAAACTCAACAGCAATTACAGGTAAATATATCTGATATTACTTCTCTTGCTCTTGAAGCTGTATTTCCCAATCCTTATGAATTAAAAGTAAATTTTGTTCAACGAAGAAACAAAACAGAATGTGACTTAATATTTGTAAGAGATGGAAATGAGATTGATCCTATTACAGCAAGTGGTGTAGGGGCAATTGACGTAGCATCATTTGCCCTTAGAATAGCAAGTTGGAGTATGACTAAACCTCATTCAAGAAATACAATTATATTGGATGAACCGTTTAGATTTTTAAGTGAGAATTATCAAGAAAAAGCAAGTATAATGCTCAAGGAGATAAGTAAAAAATTAAATATTCAATTCATAATAGTCACTCATGAAGAAGTATTGACCAGTTATGCCGATAAGATTTTCAATGTATCAATAAGAAAAGGAAGGAGTAAAGTAAATGATAAAGAAAATTAAATTATATTTTAAAACAGCTCGTACTATAAAAATACAACAAGAACTAATTTCCTGGTTGGCTACTTATAATAAGGTAATGCAAGATGAACTTGCAGAAACTGGTGGACTTGCTCATGCTCACGGTTGGAGATCTACTCGCTGGGAAGCAGGAATTAAATGTAGAAAAATGATTAAAACCTTAACAGATAAATTATATGGAAAAGAAGATCGGGAAACTGAAGGGGAAAGCCTATCCCCCAAAGACTTATTTCAAAATGAAAACAAATAGATTATTTTGGGTAAAGATTAAAATTAGAGATTGGTTTCGTAAACTTAAAAAAGAAAAAGATTAGAAACAATTACTAAAAAAATTAAAGATGAATTACAAAAGAATGACCAAAGCTGATCTAATCAAGGAATTAGAAAATGCTCCAAAAACAAACATCTCCAACAATGTATTTAATACAAAAATTTGGGATGAGAAAGCTATTATAGCAGTAAATGATATTGCTAAAGCCTTATTAAACATGACTGAACTTTTTAAGTCAGGTGATATATCAGTAACAGGAATTAACATTAAAGGAGATCAAGTATTATGAAAATTTTAAAACTTATCTGGAATCAAAAAATTGATTTATTCTTTGCACTCTCTGCATTAGGGGGCTTTCTCTGGTATGCTTTTACTGGAATAAATTTGACAGGATTTCTATGGATTGTCACAGGTTATGCCATTGGCGTAATTATATTTAAAGTCAGGTTAAATTTATCAAAGGACAAAGATGGCAGTAGATAATACAGAAAAGTTTAAAACCATATTTGGTCCAGAATTTGAAGTTACTGTATATAATGAACCTTCCCAATATAAAGGAAAGATATCTATGTTAGTTCATCCCGATGATATAAAAACTGTAAAAGAAATTATAAATGGAGCAACATACGGCGGTAAAGAAAATGATGCTTTCAATAAAACTTGAAGAAACTATTCCTGAAGAATGTTATCCTGATTTAAGAAGGTATCTTGCCCAAATATATGCCGTAGGATTTGATGAGGGAAGAAATGATAAAGCCTTTGAACTAAACCGACATTCCTGTAAAGCCATAGGACAATATCGTTTAGATGGTTCACTTGTAAGCACTTTTAAAAGTTTACATGAAGCCTGTAGAAAAACTGGATTTAGTAAAAGTGGAATACTATATTCTATGCAATATGGAATTCCTACAAGACAACGCTGGGTTTGGAAATATCTACCTATTGTAATAAAAAAGGACTCCACCGAACAGAAAGATATGGTGGAGTCCTAAAACCCTAAAAACCAAACACCATGAAAAACCCTATCTCTTTTTAAATCTTATTCTAGCACCTACCTTAACTGAATGAAATCCCTCATTTCCAAACCGTTGATACATATAACCTACTTCTGTTTCTTTTTTAGTTATAAAGTCAGCTCCTCCCCCAAATAAAAACGAACTTTTATTCCCTCCTGCTGTACCATAAATATAAAGGCGATTTGCTGCCGTTTCCACAGGTGTTGGGACATTTACTATGTGAGGCACATAAATTATACTATCTACCTTGACACGTAAGATAATCGGTGAATAAACCCAATTTCTACTTAATAGTGTTCCTCTTACTTTAAAATTGTAATGAACATCTATGTCTTTCTTAACTAAACTATCCTTATATTCATTAATAGTGGAATCCACTGGATCTGGTATAGACACAGGTGGTTGTGTTGAAGGAACATAAATCGTTGGTCCCTTTTTCCAAAATGTATCTATTCTAACTATTGGTGGTTTATTTGCTAAAGCCTGAATTGAATCCCATGTTACTTGTGCTATTAATACCTGTCCTTTAGGAGGACAGGAAGGAGGGTGTTTACACTCCCTTAGAAAGAGAATGTAAAGCACCCCAATGATTAGGAGTATAATCACCCCATTCTTCCATAAATCTTTCATCCCTGAGGAATATGATCTGTTATAAACTTTGAGATGAATTTAAGTGCAATGCCACCAAAGACAACCCATTGCTTGCCTGGAAATTCCGGACAGACCTCAGCGATCATGGCGATAAGCAATAATACATCCGCAATATACTTCACCCACAATGGAGTAGGCTTATTATAATTTAACGGACTAATGTTTAAATTTGAATTTAATACTTGCATAGCTTTTACATTTTAAATTTATACTTCAAAATAATTAAATGTTTCCCCAGGATTTGGGATAATCTCAAAATGATTAGCATCCCAAAAAGATAAGTTATCATCTACATCATTATCCTTATCCCAATCAATACCACAACGAATCTTATGTTTCATAAGATCCATATCATATAGCATCGCTGCAATAGCCATTACCCATCCTGCATAATACGCTGATTGTAATTGTCCCCAATCAATATGACTTACTTCATAGGGAGCAGAATCAACTGCATTAGCTGGTTTAGTATTATGTACGGTAGGATAATCCACCTTTGATTTATTTTCTAATAAATACTGATG